TCGTAAGCGTGAGATTGAAGTCAATATTGCTGCGTCTGTTAAGAATTTAGGATTTGAAGTTGATATGGACGAAGATGGTCAATTTACATTTAAGAAGCCTGAACCCGAAGCATCTCCTGAAGGACAAGCAGAAGGAGGAGAAAAGGTTGAAACTGACCCCTATGCAGGAACAAACATTGATGCTTCTCAATTAGGACAAATGCAGGAACAGGCTTTACAAGGCGAAAGTAAGCCACAGGAGAACCCTGCGACCACAAGAAATAAACCCTCCATGAGCGTAGCCCCCGATAAGAGGATGTCGGGATTGCCATTAGACGCTGGAAATCAAAACAATGACAGAAGAACAGAAAGGAGAGTTGGTTAAAATGGATTGGAAAGAAATATTTAAACTAAGTAGGGAAAATGACCCTTCAAGAAGACAAAGAATGCCACCAAGAAGAAAACCACCAGTTAAGCAAGTTGGTGGAAAAGATTATCTTGATGCTTATGCTCGATATACTGCTGATGAATCTTTTGAAGATGTTTATGAAGATGCTAATGAAGCAGAACGATTTTTATCAGAATTAACTAGAAATGATTTAATTGAAGAGTTTTACAAAAAACTTGATGCATTAACAGATAAAGAAATAATTGATATTCTTATTAAAACAAAAGGAAACTTAAAGGAGGTATTAAGATGAAAGAAGACCTACATCAAAAGCAAAGAAGATTAACAAAAGAGTTAGCCAAAGTAAAGGCTATGACCGCACAAGAAAACAATAAGGTAAAGAAGAACCGAGATATGTCTGTTGGATTACCACCAGATACTTCTCATAAGGCTTTGCCTTCTTCGGCAGATAATCCTGATGTTATTCTATTACCCTCTAAGAAGAGAGGAAAGAAAGAAAACATTCCATTTTGAGGTGATTAAATGTTTTATGAATTAGCCAAAGATAAGTCTTTGATAAGTGTTTTAAGAAAGGCTAATTTAGATGAAGAAACTTCTTCATTAGTTGATGAAGGGGCTAATGTTTCCTTAATCAAGGCATCGTTAATAAATAATCTTACTCCTCAAAACATGATTGAATATCGTAGATACATTAAGATTGCTAAGAATGAAGAAGAGGAAGAAGAAAGAAGGGCTGATGAACAAACAAGTCTTGAAGAAGGAGAATCTGATTTAACAACCGAAGAGGAAGTTTATTCTTCCGAAGCAGAAAGAGAAGCAAGATTAGAAGAAGAAGCCTATGGTTCAAGAATTGATAGACAATCTGAAGAAAAGGATGCCTATAAAGAATTATCTGAATTAGATTATCAAAAAGATATTCTTTTAGATATTGCTGAAAAAGCAGATGTTCAAGTTGTCGAAAAGAAAATAAGAAATAAAACAAGAAAAGTCACCGTAGTTAGAGGGGCTATGAAAGATTATCTTAAATTAGGTTCTACTGCTTCTACTGGTAAATTGCTATCTACTTTAACAATGATTAAGAAAGACCCTGATTACTTAAATGATAAGTATGGAAAACTTCTAGTTGATGGAATTTTAACTGGTAAAAAATACAATTTGAGTAGAACTCAAACTAAAGAAGAAAGAACAGGAAAAGATATTAATGTTGATAGAATAGATAGAACACTCAAAGGAATTTTAGATGAAACATATGAAGTAGAAGGAAAAGAACCAATTGATTTCTTAAAGGTTTTTGAAATATTATATACTCAAAAAGACACCTATGGAAGAAAACCGAGAGCCCTTGTTGATAGACCAAGAGTTAAAAGAGAAAGGCTATCTATGATGGAAAGAGCCAAAAAGAGAGATGTTGATTTAGGAGTAAATGCTAAATACGAAAGAGCATTAAGAAAGATTGAGACTGTTCAGTCTAATAATAGAGATATTATGACAACTAGGGTCTTTCTTGAAAATAAAATCGAAAAATTAGAGGAAATGCTTAAAGATAAAGATAAAATTGTCTCAAGAAAAATTAGTAAGTTAAGTGCCTCTTTGAGAAGAGTAATTAATTCGGGAAGAGTTAAAAATATTAAGTCTATGATGGCTACTCTTAAAGACATTACAGAAAATAAAGATAAATATTTAAGTGAAGCCATTCAAGAATTAGAAAAGGAAATCGCTCAAGAAAGAAGAAAATTAGAACGACTAAAGACAGACCTTGATACTTTTGACCAAGATGAAAACATTAAAGAGTTTGGTAAAATTTTAGGAATGTTTAGAGAATTAGACCCTTCTAAGGCAGTTAAAAGGAAATTAACAAAGGGTATTAATTTGTTATCCTATTTAAGAAGATATTCTAACCAAATGGCTAAAATTACCCGTGAGTCTGAAGGCGAAATTACTCAAGGCTTTACTGAATTTATGATGGAAAACCCTGATGTTAGAGTAGTGGACGGTGTTTTTGAAGGATTCCCTACTCTCAATGCTGCTGAAATGTCCAAGTTTGAAGATGTTTCTGAAAAGTATCAAGAAAAGTCAAATGTGTTAGGAAACGTTGTTGAACAATTAAAGAGTCTTATTGGCGGGGAGGAAGAAGTATGACATGGGATTACTACGGAGAAGGGGAAGATTTTATTCTCAAAGAAGAGAAAAAAAGACCTAAGAAACTCCTTGATTCTTTAGATGCTAAAGGAAGAAAGAAGTTAAAGAAAACACTTCAAGCGGCTGAACCAACAGAATTTTTTGGTCAAGACTTTACTAAACTGGGAGAATTAATTTCTACTCTTAAAGAATTAGAATTGATTAAATCAGATAAGAAGTTAAATAAAAAAATGAAGTCAATGGATGAAAGGAACATTGATATAGTGGCTACTGCTACGAAACTTCGTAAAGAGTATGAACTTCTTTACAGACAATTAAGAGATTTAGTCCATCCAAGCGGAAAGAAGGAGGAAAAGAGATGACAGAAGAAAGTATTAACAAAGATGTATTAGAAATCATTAAGGCTTTAACTGCTAAGGTTGAAGCATTAGAAAAGACCATTTATGCAAAGGATAGTCTTCTAATGAAAGCAGGTTTGGTTGTTTCTCAAAGTCCTACTCCTGCTATGGATAATACAGTCGGTGGTATTGATTCATTGCCTACTACTGATGTTTCAAGTATGGATTGGTCTGAAATTCATAAGATGGTTTCAAAGATGGAGTGATGTAAATGCCTGAGAGAGTTACAAGAGAAGAACGACAAATTAGCCTTTTAATTCAAAAGGCGAGAGAAGCCAAAGAAATGCTTTATCAATCTTTAATGGATAATAACCGAAGTCCTGAAGATGATGATTCAGAAGCAGTTAAATTAAAGCGACCAAAGGCTGAAAATTATAACTACAAAGCAGAATCAAATGATGGCCCTGCTACTCTTCATGCTTATGCAGGAGAAATTACCAAAATGGTTATGTTGCTAAAGAACATTTTACCTGAAGATTATGAAACAAATCCTTTCTTAGATGATGAGAAAAGAGTTAAGTTAATTAGTCAGATTGATGGTCTTGCTGCTATGCTTAGTGGTTTATCTAAGCAAATTCAAGATGCTAAACCTGAAGAACAACGAGAAATGATGGGAGAAATTATTACTATCAATCGTAAATTAAAGGCTTTAGAGGAAGAATTATCTAAAATTCCTGAACAAACAAAGTTTTATGATTCAGAATATTCGGCAGAAACTTATGATTCTGAGTATAACAGGTCAAGAGCGCCGTCTAGTCTTTAATTCACAAATAAAGGTGAATTAAATGAAATTGGCTTCTATTGAGAAGGATAAGCAACCTTCTCAAGAAATTCTTCGTCTATTTGAAAAGACAAGAGTAGCCTATTTATCTGCTATTCACGACCCAACAGAATATTCGGGTCGTTGGCGTAAAGCGGTTGATATGATTATTGAATCATATGAAGAATCAGATGCCGCAGGAAAAGAAATGCGAAACTTTATTGATGAAAAGGATTTAGAAGATAAGGACACAAAAGACCCTACTTCAAGACAAGCGAAAGAACTGTATGAAAAAATAAAATTGCTTCGCTATTCATCTTCTATTGTTGCCGACCCATTCTCTTCTATGTTCAAGGATAATGTCCTTGAAGAATTACTGGATAATCCCGAAAGCATGGTCAAATTTGTGCATTATGCGTTAAGGGATGACAATAAAGCCCTATCTGCTGACATTTACAGCGTTAAAGGGATGCAACCCGACACAATTACGGAGGGTCTTAAGGGGCTTGACCTAGAATCGGATGACATAGCCCTCTATATTATTGAGCATTACGGGGATGGAAAAGACTCAAAGAAAGTCGAATCCAAAGTAAAGGCTGCTATGGATATGTTAGAACTAATTTTCTTTTCTAAGAATGAAGAGAAAGATTGGGAAGAATTGAAGGATATTGAGGGAGTAGAGAAGTCTGTTCCTAATGATGAGAAAAAGTCCATCTCTCAATTTATTGTTCCCAATAAACCAATGTATAGAATTTTTGAAGTGAAGGACATTGAAGAATTAAAAGGCTTTAGTGGCAATTGGTATGTTCAAGAAAAGTATGATGGCATGAGAGTGCAATTACATAAAATAGATAACAAGGTTACTATTTATTCTTATAATGGTAAAGACATTTCTAATAAATGTAAAGAACAAGTTGATGAATTAAAAAAGAAAGAATACGGTGATTGTATTTTCGATGGAGAATTAGTTCTCTTTGATGGAGATGAACCTCTCCATAGAGCCGATACTATCGCTCATGTGTTCAAAGATAAATATAAAGAGGCTAAATTAAAGTGCCATGTTTTTGATATTATTCGACATGAAGCACAAACATTGGCAGATGAAGAATTAGAAAATAGAATGACAATTTTATTCAACAATTATTCTTCTAAATCAGGAGAAGCAATTGCTTATCCATCAAAGAAAGATACTCGTCAAGCAGATAACTTAAAAGATATTGAAAAATATGCTGAAGAAATGATGGAAATTCCTACATCTGAGGGAGTAGTTATCAAAGATTCTACTTCAACATATTATATCGGAACAAAGAAAAATCCTAAGTGGATTAAATTAAAGAAGTTTGTTGATTTAGATGTTATTGTTTTAGAAAAGAAAAAGACAAAAAGTAATCTTTATTCTTATACTGTTGGTGTTGGGCCAGTTGATGAAGAAATGACTGGTGCTGTTGAAATAGATAAGAGACATTATTTGAATGTAGGCAAAGCGTTGAATACAAAGATTGCAGTTGATGTTGGAGAAATTATTCGAGTAAAAGTTGATGAAGTCAAAAAGAAAGGGGATGGCTTTAGTTTATTCTCGGCAAAGCCTATTGAGATACCCGAAGTAGAACATCCTGATAAACTCGTAACTTTAGAATTATTATCTCAAGATACTAAGAAGTCTCTTAATTATGATGTTGAGGCATTCACAAAAGGAGTTAAAATAACAGACCATATTCATGGAGAAGCCAATGTAATTATCAAATATGATTTAGATGGCTTTACTATTTATGGATATGAAGAAGATAACTTAATGTCTAAGAATGCCACAATGGATTTAGATATGTGGAAACAACAAGCAATTGACATTATGAAGTCTAAGCAAAGTGATTTAACTGTGGCTTCCTTCCAATACTTAAAAATGAGTGGAGATAAAACCCCTAAAGAATTACATAACTTTTTGGTGAAAGAACATAAAGATTTATACGAAGATGTTCTTGAATCTGATGTAAAGAAGTTAAAGAAGTGGATAATTCTTAGAGATGGCATTAGTGAAAAAGAAGGTAAAATTTCTGCTGATGATGATAAAATCATGCAGGAAGAAGAGATTTTAAAAACAATAACTGTTTCTGTTCCAACAACTAATGTTACTCCTTTAACTGATATTATGTATAATAATGAAGATTGTTGTAATGAATTAAAAAATAAAATTATTCAGAAAGAACACGACTTACTAGAATCACTTTTTAAGGAATATAGAAATAGAAGGGCTCAATTTGGCACTCTTGAGGAACAAAAAGAAAGATATTCTAAAAGAATCAATAATATGGATTGTGAAGAGTTTTTGTTATATTTACAAGAGGAAAAAGATGCATGGTATGATATGTATATTCCTGAATATAATAATTGCATTAATAGTTCTAATTTTACAGATAAATACGCTATGTTAAAAGAAGATATTAAACTCGTTGAAGGTGAATATAAAACACCTCCCGAACTAAGAGAAGGTGAATTTAAATTATATGCTAGAGAAGATGATAACTTAACTTTAGCAATTAAATTAAAGACAGAAAATATGTTCTGGACAATTGATATTGAGAATGAAGAAGAGATGTTTGATTTATTCGGGGCGGCTGGCAAATATCCAGCAGAAGTAGCAAAGACTGTAACTAAAGGAAAGGTTGTTGATTCTGGTAAAATAAGATTAGGTATTCAAAGAGATGGCTACCATGAATATTTCTTAGAAGGCAACAAGTTTGAAACTAAAATGCATTATAGAGTCTTAGATGTGAATGGAGAAAAAATGTGGCTTGCATGGACTGGATTCAAACAAACTCCTGCTGATAAAGAAGGAGATGAAGGAAAATGGAATATCTATGAAGATAGGTATAACAAATTACCCCTTCCTACTGAAGAATAGGTTGTTCTTTATATACTCGTTAATGGTTAGTTGGGGTTGAGAAGAATGTCTTCTACGGTGATGCGAAACAACACTTCGGATTTTAGGATTCTCAAGAGCCAAGACGATTTAATGATTGGAGGATATGCAAGCATTGAAATCGTTGATAAGCAAAATGATTTAATCACATTAAAAGCCCTTAAAGAAGCGGTTAATAAATACATGGAGAACCCAAAGTTTAGAAATGTAATGACAAATCATTCAAATGTTCAAGTCGGAGAAGTAGTAGAATCATACCGAGATAAATCAGGGAGATTGTTTAAAACAGAAGTAGATGATGTTGGATTCTTCGTAGTAATTAAATTAAGAGATGATATAGAAAAAGCCAAAGAAATTAATCGTGGCATTAGAAAAGGTTCATTAAGAAGTTTCAGTATTGGAGGACAGGCTTTAGAAAAAGTAAAGAAAACCAATGACGAATTTGGGCAATACAACGAAATTTCAAAGTTAGAATTACATGAAGTCACTATTTGTGAAAAAGGAATTAATCCAGAAGCAAAGTTTGACATATTAAAGCAAGAAAAAACAAAAAAGGTGAAGAAAATGACCAAAATAGAAAAAGCATTGGCAGAACTTGACGCTCTTATGGAGGAAGTCAATATGCTAAGAAAAGAAGAAGAAGAAAGCATGGACATGACTGACGACCAAAAGGACGCAGGAATGCCATTACCAGACGAAGATGAAGAAAACATGGGCGATGAATACATGGATGATGAAGCCAAAGCCTACGTTTCTACCGTTGATGGAGCAGGTGTCGAAATTGGCGAACCTGCTGATAGAATCGTTATTGACAACGGAAAGCCAAGAGCATCTGATTTGCCAGTAGTTAAGGCATTTAACAACGATGAACTTGAAACTCTTGATTTGTCTGTTGGAAACATTGAGAAGGCTTACGAGGCTTTCCGACAAGAACAACTTGAAAAATTGGCTTACGATAACCTCCAAAAGCAATTTGAGGCTCGCTTCAACGCTGAAACTTCTCGAAGAGAAGATGTTCTCGCAAAGTCGCAATATGATGCACAAAGCGAAATTGCTTCTCTTAAGAATGAATTTGCTTCCCTCAGAAAGTCTTTGACGGCTGA